ATTTTATAATTTTGAAGATTTGAAATCTTCACCGGTCTATATCAAGTCTTTTTTACTTAATTTTGAGAACATATTTGATATATATACTTGATGTGATGATATTCCTATGTTTGCGAATGATGCCATAATTATAAATATTGCTGGCAAACTCTTGTAAATATTTGCTACTGATAGCGATTTAAACAATAAATTAAAATCTATATTTATTGTATCATAAGCAAAAAACATAGCCATCAATATAATAAATGATAATGAAAATACCACTATTATATTTCGTTTATAATTTTCGAATTTATTTTTATAACTTTTTGATAATACAATAGGTGTTCCGCGTGTTTTTGTATATTTTGTTTGTAATGTTGTTATCATTGTAAAAATTAATATAAATGACACAAAATGGAATAATAATGCTACTAATATCGATATTAATGATATACTTATGGCAAGATTACTTTTCATTTTATCATTTATTAAATTGAATATATCTTTTGAAATAAATAATGAAAATGCTGTATGTATTACAAAAAGTAACCCAAAACCAACTATCTCGGAATATTTGACATTTATATATACGAAACAAACTATATATAGTATAAAGAAAGCTGTATAATTTAATATTGGAAAGCAATCTTTCGCGGTTAATTTATTAAATATTTCTATTTTTGGTAACCAATCTGGGCTTTTAAAAATTGTTTTTTTTACTGTATCCATTTTATATATTTGTGATATTTTTATTTTTTATATTTGAATATTATACGTTTCGCATAACCAGTTAATTAATACTCCTTTTTCGCATGTTGAATATCCTTCGGGGAATTTTTTTATATTTAAAAATTGTGGTTTTTTCATTTCAGGGGTTTTATAATATACATACGCACCATATTGCCCTCGACGAATACTCATATATTCATTCAATTGTCTAAGTATATTTTTTCCTACGGTATTTTCTTTTTCTAAAAATTGTTCTATATCTGTTAATGTTATATCACATAACGGTTTTTTTATTTCTTTGATACTTTCTTTTTTATCTCCCCACTCAACATATGGCCCATATCTTCCATTTTTTATAAATAAATCCTCATCTTGATATTTACCTAATAAATTTGTTTTTAATTCTAATAATTCATCTAATGAATATCCCCCTTGTTTTAATTTTTCTAAATCTATTTCTATTTCTTTTTTTACATTCATATATTCAAATGTACCATCCTCTAATTTATGTCGTATAGATGGACCGTATTTTTCAAAAATAAAATCGTGATTATCATCTATTTTAAAACATTGTTTTTGAATATTTTTTATTGGGGATGATAATTCTTTTATTTCATTATAACATGATTTACAAATCTGCGACCATTCAGTGATTATTCCAGATGATATAGTATCCAATTGGTCTTCCATATTTTTTGTATATTCATATGAGAACAATTGTTGATAATATTGTAGTAAAAATTCAATCGTTAATATACCAATTGGCTGTATAACCAATTTATTTTTTTCATTTCCGAATATTTTTTCTTTTACTGTTTCTACTATTTTAACTCCAGATAACGTGTATTCTTTACATTCTATTTTTTCACCATTTAAATCTGTTCTCAATACATATCCTCTTTCTTGTATTGTTTCTACTATCATAGCAAATGTAGATGGCCTACCTATTCCCATTTCTTCTAATTTACTTATTAAACTAGCCTCAGTATAATGTTGATGTTTATTTCGAACAACTATCGTACTATTAATTCGTTGATATGTTGTATTTTTTTGGTTGGATTGTATTGATTGGAAAAACAATAATAATGATGATTGAGAACTTTGATTGTCAGTTAATTCGTTTTTGGTTGTTCTCTCTTCTACTTTTTTCCAACCTAGAAAAACTGGTATTTCTATTTCATATAAATAATTATAACTCAATGGAGCTGATATTTTTATTGGTATAATATTATATTTAGCATCCGACATACAACTCGCCAATGTATTTTTCCAAATTAGTTTATATATAGCATTCATTCGTCTATCTTCACAATTAGGAATAGCGTATGTTTCTATATATGTAACACGTATTGCCTCATGTGGGTTCGATGAATCCTTGTTCTCTAATTTATCTAAATTACCTAAATAATCATTCGTTTTCCATTCATCTACTATGTATTTCTTTGCTTTTTCTAAAAATGTTGATGAATATAATGTACTCTCGGTTCTCATATATGTAATAAAACCATTTTGGTATAATTGTTGGCATATATTCATAGTATCTTTCGGAGAAATATGTAACATACTATTTGCCGTCTGGAGTAATCTAGATGTATTAAATGGTTTTGGAGCGGATTTTATGGATTCTTTTTGAGAACATATAGATAGTTTATGTTCAAAAGACTTGGATTTTTCTAAGAAATCGAGAACATCTGGTTGTTTTTCGAATTCATGATTTAATGTAAATTCAATGTTTTTTGAAAAAAATGTTCCCGTTATCTTGTGTCGCATCTCAATACCAGCATTTTTATTTTTTTCATTATCATATACTAATCTCAATGCCGGTGTTTGACATCTACCTGCCGATAGAGAATTCGATTTGTTATTATATAAATATTTCCATAAATATGGAGAAATCTTATATCCAACTATAACATCGAGAACCTGTCTTGCGTGTTGAGCATGAACTATATCCATATTAATCGTAATTGGTTCTTTAACCGCATTACAAATTGCCGTTTTTGTTATTTCATGGAAAATAATACGTTTTGTGGTTTCTACTGGCAAATCGAATAATTTACATATATGCCATGCGATTGCTTCACCCTCACGGTCATCATCAGTTGCTAATATTATATTATTCTTCGGAAATTTTTCAATAATAGTTCTCATGAATTCAATATGATTCTTTTTTTCTTCGATTATCGAGAACATTGGTTCAAAAGTCCCTTTTGTATCTATTGAATTCAAACCATCTATTGTACGTATATGACCTTTTGATGCTATACAACAATAATCTTCTCCTAGAAAATGTTCTATTTTTGTACATTTAGATGGAGATTCTACGATTATTAGATATTGTGCGTTGTTGTTGATTCTAGGTGGAGTCTTTGTTGTTTCCCCTTTTTTGTAATTTGCGAAAGGTTTTTTATAGAATTTTTTTGGTGGCATCGAGAACCTGTGTATTCTAATATTATTATATATATTTGTGTTTATATGAATTATTAAATTGTAAAATTGTAAAATTGAATTAGAAATAATATAATAATACTATTTGTATAAAATCATGAATATTAAAATCATTATTACAGACCGTACTTATAACGATTGGTATTTTACTAATATCGATGACAACAAAGAACTACCAAAAGATACATATCCGGTTTTATTAAAAATAAATCCATTGGAATATAAATTGTTCAGTCGAGATATTATAAGAATCGAAGAAAATGAAACCATCAATGTTGTCAATTCATATATAAAATCGAGTAATGCTTTTGCTGGCGTTTTGGTTCTAGAAGGAAATAAAACATACGGTAGAACACCAAATAAAAAACGATTGTTATATAAATGTATTCCCGATGATAAACATTTGCCCGCATTTTTAATTCCCTATGAAGTAAAAATAGGGTTCTCGAAAGTTCAAAAAAATAAATATGTTGTATTTAAATTTGATAATTGGAATGAGAAACACCCTTATGGCATATTGACAGAAACGTTAGGAGATATCGATTCGTTAGAAGTATTCTATGAATATCAATTGTATTGTAAAAGTCTTCATATTTCCATAAACGATTTTACAAATAAAACCAAGAAAAATTTAAATGAAAAAACGAATGATGAATATATCAATCAAATATTTAAAAATCCAAATTATAATATAGAAGATAGGAGAGAACAATATATTTTTACGATTGACCCGATTAATAGTGCGGATTTTGACGATGGATTTAGTATTCAACCCGCCCAAATAAACGACACACAATGCTGGAAAGTAAGTATTTATATAGCAAATGTCTATTTTTGGTTAGAAACATTGGATTTATGGAATTCTTTTAGTAAAAGGGTTTCTACTATCTACTTACCAGATAAAAGACGTCCCATGTTACCAACTATACTTTCTGATATGTTATGTAGTCTTGAACAGAAACAACAACGGTTTGCTTTAGCAATGGATTTTTGTATAGATGAATATGGAGAACTATATGATGAAATTCCAATACAATATAAAAATGTATTGATTTGTGTTTCAAAAAATTATGTTTATGAAGATTATTCCATGATAAATAATGATAAATATTATAAAAATTTATTTGATATAACTATGAAAATGGATGGAACCATTCGAAATAGTCACGATTTAGTTTCATATTGGATGATTTTTATGAATAAACAAACTGGTATGATAATGGCAAATGAAAAAATAGGAATTTTCCGGTCAGCAGCGTTTTTGAATGTAGATTTGAGAACTGATGTATTATCAAATCGCGATTTGAACGATGATACGAAACGAGTTATACGTTCATGGAATAATACAAGTGGTCAATATATATTATATTCAGATGATGCCAAACTTAGTCATGAATTGATGTTTGTCAATAAAAAAAATAATACAGATAGTGATAGAACAATGAATTCTTATATACATATTACGAGTCCCATTAGAAGATTGGTTGATTTATTAAATCAAATGATTTTATTACAACATTATTCACTTATTACACCGTCCATAAAGAAAAATGAGACAAATTCTCATTTTTCGAATGGACTGGTCGCCGACAAAAATAATTTTGATGACGATAATCGTGCCAAAATTCTTTCTTGTCGGTGTAATACAATGAGTTCATCTGCGAATGAATTTTTAATATATTGGATAAGTCAATTAGATTATATTAATACTAGCATGCGGGCTATTCGGAAAATACAGACGGATTGTAATTTGATAACGAGATGTTTTCATAATCCAGAAATTATGGATTCAATATACAAAGGAGTGATATTTGATAAAGTCCATAAAAACAATGGTACGATTTCGTATATGGTTTTCTTAGAAGAAATAAAAATATTATCTAGAATTACAACCAAAAATGATATGGAAAATTATTCGATACAAGATTTTAAATTGTTTCTTTTTGAAGATGAAGATAAATTACAGAAAAAAATACGATTACAAATAGTATAAAAACACAACTACATAAAAAATATATATATGCAAAGAAACACCGCGTTGTTGATAATATTATTGAAAGTTACCAATATTTTTTTATTGTGTTCTTTTATCAATAAATAATCATCTTGTAATAAACATATTAGACATTAGATATTATAATATACTATATAATGTCATTATTATCAAAGTTATTTCACTATGTCTTATTAACGAAAACAAAATATAGAATAGATGAATCTCATGGATTGTCACATAGTATGAATGTTTTGAATTTTGCCAATGCCATATACGAACATGAATTACCAAAAAATCCTACTTTAGAGAAATATGAAAAAACAATTTATGTATCCGCAATACTTCATGATATGTGTGATAAAAAATATATGAATCAAACGCAAGGATTATTAGAAATAAATAATTTTCTAGAAGATAAAATGACTAATGAAGAGATTACTTTTACTACAAATATCATAAATACAATGTCTTATTCTACTGTTAAAAAAAACGGATTTCCTGATTTGGGCGAATATCAATATGCCTATCATGTTGTTAGAGAGGCCGATTTATTAACAGCATATGATTTCGATAGATGTATGATATATAATATGTATAGAATGGGAGGTAATTTACAAGATTCATATGATAATGCTTTACATTTATTTGAGAATAGAGTTTGGAAACATAATGAAGATGGATTATTTTTAACGAGTTATTCGAAAGAACATTATTTGGATTTACATAATATGTCTATAAAAAGATGTGACTTTTGGAAAAAAATGCTAAAAAAAACCATGTAATATTTTTGTTTTTGAAAAAGTCTAAAAATTATTTATATTAATAAATAACTTTATCATATTTTTTTCATTTTCATGTATTTCATGAATATTATTAGTTTTCTTATACATTTTAGTATAATGCTTTACCCCTATAATAATAACATCTTTTAATATATCAATCGCATAGTCGCACATGTCTTTTTTGTACAATTTTATAAAATGTTGTAGAAAATAGGCGTTTTTATCATATTTGAAATCATCAATATAACATCTTATATTTCTAAAATTTTCATTATTATAATCCAAATAATTTGTAATTATGTTAATCACATACTTAATACATGAGTACATTTTTTTAATTGTTAGTTTATTTAATGGAAGCAATGATAATTTATCATTTATAAATTCTGGTGTATATTTTTTTCGCAATAAATTTAATCTACTATTTATATCTAAAAATTCCATAATACATATTTGAACTTCATCTGGTAAAATATGTAGCATAGTTGTTCCTTTAATTTCATTCAAAATTTTTTTATAATGATTTTCCTTTTTTATCTTATTAATTTCATCTATGTTATGATTTTGTTTCTGTTTAAGACGTTGAATTTCACGGAGTTTCTTTTCATATTGTTTTAATGATGACATTTTTTGCTAGTTTTATTCAATTTGTTTTTTGTATAATTATTTATATCAATTTTTCATAAAAAAACCATGTAATATTTTTTGTATTCTTGTATAAAAACTAAATATCATCAATATCGATTTCTTCACTATTATCTAATACAAATTCTTCTTCGTTTTTTTTGTTTTTGTTTATTTTTATATTATTTGTTTCTTCTTCTTCTGAATCGTCGTCAATATCATTTGTAAATAAAACATCATCATTATTATTATCAGTAGCATTAGTATTAAAATTCCCTGATATTCTTTTTTTTATTAGATTTGTTATATCAAAACGAGGATTTTGTAATAATATGTCTATTTCATTTTCATTATATATAGATAATATGTCACTGTTTTTTACTGGTTTTTCCCAGTCATGGAGACCAATCAATACAATCGAATTAATTGAAATTATGTTATGACGTTTTTGTCTTCCGCGAAATTTGTTACGTATTATGGCAGAATATTGATGATTATCATTTGTGAAAACCTCACAACGACCATTCCCTAACATTTTAGTAACTACTGCGAATAATTCTAACTCACATTCTGGAAAACGGAGTAAATTATTTCCATTTGATTGATGTTTTCTAGCCAAACTTTTAGTACCAGTTCCACCAGTTCTGTTCTTTACCATTTTAGAATTGTGTTATATTAGATTACTGTATATATTAATAAATTTAGATAATTCAATTCCGTCAATTTTTTTATTATATGTTTATTTGATAATGTAAAATAAACATATATTTTATAATATATAATAATGGAAAAATTTGAAGAATTGGATATTGAGGAATTAGTTGATGAAACTGAAAATAATAATAAGGACGATGTTTTATTAGATGACGATGATAACGTCGATGACAATGCTGATGATAACATTGTTCCTTTAGAATTTTTATTGGAAATTCAAGAAATATCAGGAAAAAATATAGCACAGAATTACGTTGATGATTTGAGTTCAAAATTTGAAAAGCTTAAATTAAGTTATGAATTTGAATTAGTTCCAAATGATGAAGAAGTTGAATTAAACAAATATATAGGCGGTAGTGATTTGACGTTCCCATATAATTATTTTGATTCATTTGCTAGCAGTATTAAAAAAGTTTTAAATAATAATCGAAGCGTAGATAAAAATAAAAATTATATTTTAAATTTATTCGAAAAGACACCAAAAGAAAAATCAGAAATTGCAGTAGAAGTAGAAGAAGTAGAAGAAAAACTAATAGAGAGTGTAACAGTAGATAACAATGACAAAAAAAAATCAACCCTTGTTTTGCCCAAACAATATACTGGATTGATTAAAATTTATTTAACAATATATGATAAATCAAATATGTCTAGTAAATCTGTTGGTAGAATTTATGATTTAAATAAATGGTTAGAGAATAAGTAGTGGTAGTGGTAGTAGTTTTTTTTATAAAGGATTGAAAAGGTTATTGATGAGTTTGCCGATAAGAATATGGTCATCGAAATTGTAAACGTTATTAGAATCATCGATAAGGAATTGTTTGCCA